ATACCATTATGCAATTTAATGCATCAGGAACATACACAGGATGATTTTTTCTTGGAAAGTTTTAGACATTATTCAAGAAGCTACAGAAATAACGCAAGTCAAATATAGCGTTAAAGCTTCTGATAATAACAATTCAGTATTTACTGAAGGATTTTGGATTTTTAAAGATAAAACCCATTTTTTGCAAAAAGAAACTACCGAAAAGGATGTAATTGCTTGGATAAAAAGTGAATCAATAATTGATGAAAAGTGCATTATTGAGGATAATTTAGAAAAGCAATTACTAGCTATTAAGCCAGTTTCACTTAAAAAGCCTTGGGTTTTGCCTACTTTTACAGTAAAAATTTAACGGAATACTATGACTCAGCCAATTGACATTATTAGCAGGGCATTAAAAGACATTGGGGCATTAGAAGCTGGGGAAGTTCCAACTCCTGAAGCGGCTCAAGATGCTTTGGAAATGCTTAATGACCTTATAGATCAATGGTCAAATGAAAACATGATGGTCTACAATGTGACCGAAATTGTATTTCCTGTTATTGCAGGGCAAATTCAATACACCATTGGCCCTGATCCTAGCACAGCAAATTACATTGGTGCGGCTTGCACAGGCACAATTTCAGGCAAAGTTTTAACTGTTACTGGCGTTACAAGCGGAGCAATAGCCCAAGGGCAAACCCTTAGTGCTATTGGCGTTATTGGCGTAAACACCAAAATTGTTGAATTTTTAACTGGCGGTGGTGGCAATATAAACGAAGCTGGTACTTACAGGCTTAATAATGATGCTACTACTCCTCCAGCCGTATTTACAGGCTCAATTTCAGGCACAACATTAACTGTTACAGCTATATCTGCTGGCTATATTGGGGCTGGCGCAACTATTACTGGTTCAGGAGTAACGGCAGGAACGACTATAAGCTCCGTTATAAGCTCAAGCGGTGGCGTGGGTACATACATGGTCAGCGCAAGCCAAACAGTCGCTAGTACGGCTATGGGGGCTTCTGTAACGCCTATTCCTATTACCCTTTACTATCAAAAGCCATTAGGCATTGATAGTGCTTTTGTCCGAATCAATACGACAAGCAATGGACAGCCTATTTATGGCGGTGGATTGGATTACCAAGTCAGTATTTTGGCATTAGATAACTACAACCAAATTGGCTTAAAGACTTTAAATGGCCCTTGGCCTAAAGCCCTTTATTTTAATCCAAACGCAGAATCAGGCAATTTAACTGTATGGCCTAATCCTTCTCAGGGCGAAATGCACATATTTGCTCAAACCTTATTTAGCACTTATGACAATTTATATGAAAATTTAACATTCCCACAAGGCTATTCTATGGCTTTGCGGTGGTGTTTGGCTGAACGGCTTATGCCTATGTATGGCAAGGTATCTACTACTCAAATAGGCATGATTAATGCTTATGCGGCTCAAGCAAAAGCTACTTTGAAACGCACAAATATGAAACCAGTAATAGTAGCAAGCTTTCCTGATGCAATGCTTTCAGGCAAAGCTAAAGATGCTGGCTGGATTCTTAGCGGTGGGTTTACAGGATAATGGCTGACTTTGGATTTGTAGGAGCTTCCTACACAGCCCCTTCTATTTATCAGAATGACCAAGAGTGTATTAATTGGCGGCCTGAGATAGATCCTACAAAAGCCCAAGGCGAAAGAGGCGTGGTTGCTCTTTACCCTACGCCTGGACTTAAATACATAACCAATTTACAGCCAAATAGACCAGTTAGAGGTCTAAGAACTATATCTTCAGGCGGCTCACAGCTTATAGCCGTATGCGGTGAATATGTATATTCCGTAGCTTTTAATGGCGTTTCTACGATTATTGGGCAACTTTTAACTGCTACTGGCCCTGTAAGCATTACTGACAATGGCATTTATGTTTACATTGTAGATGGTAACAATAGGTATTCAAGACTTATTGATACGCCTGACACAGCAACATTTATAGGAAGTATTGCAGGAACAACATTAAATATTTCTAATTTAGTGACAGGTCAAATAAGCGTAGGACAGCAAATATTTGGCTTTGGAGTTTTGCCAGGAACAATTATTACTAGCGGATCAGGCTTTAGCTGGACTGTTAATAATAATCAGCAAATTACATCGCAAACATTGTATGCTGATGCGCCTTCTGCCATATTTACAGGCTCAATAGCAACTGCTGGTTCAATCGTAACGCTAACAGTTTCGGCTATAGCTAGTGGCACTATTCAGGTTGGAACAACAGTTATTGGTGCAGGAATTCCAACTGGAACAATTATTACTGCTTTGGGAACAGGAACTGGCGGTGTAGGAACTTACATATTAAGTGGCGGTTCTTTAACGCTTACTTCTAGGACTATGTATGCTGAACAATTTAGCATTATGCCTACTACAGATGGTGCTTTTGAAGGTGGCGTAGTTGTTGATGTAAACGATAACTACTTTATTTATAACAGACCTAATAGCCAGCAATTTGCCGTTTCAGACATTCTTAGCCCTATTACCCAGCCATTGAGCTTTGGTAGCAAGTTTACTTCTCCTGATAACTTGGTTTCTTTGGTAGCTAGTAATGGACAGCTTTACTTGCTGGGCGAAAAATCATCAGAAGTATGGCAAGACCAAGGTACATTCCCATTAGCCTATCAGCGTATTCCTGGAAGTGCTACGCAACAGGGCATTATTGCTCCATTTTCTGTAGCTAGGCTTGGAAATGCTTTTGCTTATGTATCGCAAAATATTCGTGGGCAAAACCAAATTGTATTTATGAACGGCTATACGCCACAGCGTATTTCTACCCATGCTGTAGAAAATACCCTTTTAGATCAATTTACGGCAGATGCTATAGCTTATACTTACCAGCTTGAAGGCCATGAAGTTTATGTTGTGAACTTCCCAACTATAGACATTACTTGGGCCTATGACTTTACTACTAGCCTATGGCATAAGTGGCTTTGGGTGGACTCAAACAATGTTTACCATCGGCATCGCAGTAATTGTGCGGCAGTTTTCCAAGATATTGTGGTGGTTGGAGATTGGGAAAACGGCAATTTATACCAGTTAGACCAGTCAGAATATACCGATAATGGTGATGAAATCCGCAGATTAAGGCGTGCGCCTCACTTGGTAGCAGACTTGCAAAGACAGTATTTTGACGAATTGCAGATTCAGTTTCAGCCTGGCGTGGGAACTGGCGGCTTCTCAAGAGATAGAAATATCTATTTGGGCGATCCATATACCATTCCATTAAACGATCCTTTAATTATTGATGTGCAGGAAATAGCCGTTTTAGGCAATGCTAATCAGATTAATCCAAATGACACATTGCACAATCCAAAAGCCATGCTCCGCTGGTCTAATGATGGCGGCTCTACATGGTCAAAAGAATACTGGCAGGATATTGGTCAGCAAGGCAAATACAAGCACAGAGCCATGTGGCGTAGGCTTGGAATGGCTAGAGATCGAGTATTTGAAGTAGTTGTTACTGACCCTGTAAAGGCAGTTATTATTTCTGCTAACCTAAAAGGTAGTCAAGGAGATAACTAATGGCTGTAAATCAAATCTTTGTTGGAAATACTGCAAATCCTTTGCCCCAAACTGATTTTTTGGAACAACAGCCTATTAATAGGCCCACTAGAGCTTGGATTCAGTTTTTCCTTAATATGATGAATAACACATCAGCCGCTACTGCTACGGCTGGATCAGCTACTTTGCCAGCCAATCCAGTAGGCTTTATGAATGTGACGATTGATGGTAAACCCTATAAAGTGCCTTATTACAATCCATGATTACATATAAAGTTGATGATTGGATGGAAAATTTGCCTAAATTTAAGGCAATTATTGGGCATCATTATGAAGAAGTAGAAACATTAAAAGATTTTGGCTTAAATATTGATTACGATACTTACGAAACTCTTTATGACAATAAAAAGCTGGTATTCATATCAGCCAAAGATGGCGATGAATTAGTTGGATATATTGTGTTTTTTGTAATGCCTCATTTGCATTACAAGAATTGTTTAACGGCCCATGAAGATTTGTATTTTCTTCAGCCTGAATACAGAAAAGGTTTTAACGGCATCAGAATGTTTAGGTTTGCACAAGAATATTTAAAAAGCATTGGAGTAGATTTAATTATTTATGCCACTAAATTTGGCTTTGATAATTCTAGTATTTTTAAATATTTAGGTTGTGAGCCAATGGATAAAGTATTTACTAAATTGTTGCAACAGCCGATAATTAGGCATTAGGAGAGATAAATGGGCGCAATAGCATCCGTCATTGGAAATGTAGCTAATATAGCTGGTATTGACCAAGGCAATAGACAGCAACAGCAAGGCTTTGCTAATGCCAATGGCATTATTAATCAAAATTATGGTCAAGCTAGAGATGCTATTAATACTGGCTACACTAACGCACAGACCAATTTTAATAATCAATATACTGGTGCTGGTCAAGCATTAAGAGATGCTTACCCTATTGCTACTGGTACTTTGCAAAACTATGGCAATTTATCAAATACATCAAATACTGCTCTGAGCGATTTAATTAGTAGCGGTTATGGAACACGACAATTTTCTAATGCTGACCTTAATGCAAATTTAGCACCTAATTATGCTTTTCAATTAGACCAAGGCCAACGAAATGCGGCGGCAATGGCTAATCAAAGTGGCGGTCAATTAAGCGGCAATGCTTTACAAGGGTTAAATACATTTACCCAAAACTTTGCTGGCAATGCTTATCAAAAAGCGTTTGAAAACTTTAACCAACAAAGAAACAATATATTTAGTAATTTAACTGGCGTTTCCCAAATGGCGGCGGCTCCAACTACTTCCTTATCTAATCTACAAAGCGGTTATGGTTCTTCACAAGCTAATCTATTGGCAAGTCAAGGTCAAGGTTTGGCTAATATGAATGTTGGTCAAGGTCAAAGCATTGCTGGTTTATATACTGGACAAGGTAATTTGTTGGCTGGTAATGCTATTAATGCTGGACAAAGGGCGGCTGAAAATACAGTAGCGCAATACAATCAAGGTGGCAGGGCGGCTGGTTCTATTGCAAACTTCCTTCTAACATAAAAGTAGGATAAAAAAATGGCTTTCGAATTTTCACCTAGCACTAGCGTATCGGCACAATCATTAAATACGCCACAAGGCGGTCAATTAGGCGGTCAAAGTGGCAATCTTTTGTCTACTTTGAGCAATTTAACGACTATTGAAACTCAACAACAAGCTTTAGACAAAGCAAGAGCTACTTTTGAAGCGGATGTTGCTAGAGCAAAAGCCGAATCTGAAACAGCGCAAATAGGAACAAAAAGGGCTGGCGTTCAATTAGGTGGAGAGCAACTGGCTTTAAATCGTAAACAATTAGAATCTGCCGCACAGCAACAACAAAAATTATTTCAGAAGCCTAATTTAACTGCTGACGATATTATTCAATCAACTTTACAACACGCTAAAGACTTTAATTTAAGCCCTGAAGCTGTTAATCAAGCATTACAAGGATTGCCTGAAAAGGGAACTACAAAAGACTACCAAGCTTATTTGGCAAGTAATTTGGCTTCTACATTGTCTGCACAGTCGCAATTGGATAAGCTATATCCAGCATCTACATTAACCAATGTAGGCGGTGCTATTGTTCCTACGGCAACAGGCAATCAAATAGTTACAGGTGTTGCGCCAGGCGCACAAACTGGACAAGCAATACCTACAACCATTTCACCACAAGTGTTTGCAAACCCAATTACAGGACAGCCACAAGTTATTGGTGCTGGCAGACCAGCAGGAAACCAGCCTCAAATGGGTGTGCCATTAAATACTATGGGAACTCCAGGCGCAAATGTTCAGCCACAAGTTCAGCCACAAGCACAACCACAAATCAATGCTCCACAAAGACCTGCAACTGCACCAGTTTCAGATCAATTAACACAAGGCGCAAACGAATCTCCTGCAAACTTTAATGCTAGGGTTGCACAAACTCAGCAGGCAGTAGCTAAAGCCCAAGATCAATTTAATAATATTAATAGTGAATTTGGACACATTCCTACTGTTAAAACCATTAACAGCAATATTCTTAACTTGTTAAAAGATCCAACTGTTAATACTGGATCGGTACAAAGCTATATTGCTGGGAAAATTAGACAAGAAAACTTGAGCGCAAAAGAACAAGAATTGGCTAAATATTTAGCGCAAAGGGTTCAAAACTTAACTCCTAAATCCGATGCGGATGCCGATGCAAAGCGTAAAGCGTATGGCACTTTAGAGCTTAAAAAAGAAGCATTAGTAGATTTGATTAGGCAAGATAATGCTTGGGTTACTACTCAAGAATTACAAGCCAAAGGCGTGTTAAATAATGGCGGTGATCCAGCAAATCCTAGTTTTGGTCGAGTTGCTCAATTTAACAATCAATTCGCTAAATTGGCGCAAAACCCAGCTTTAATGAAATACATTGGTATTGTTGGAGAAGGCCAAGGAAAAGTAAGTTTGGATGCTGAAGATCTAAAAGCATTGCAAAAAGAACTTGGATCTATGTCACCACAAAAACGACAAGAACTTGAATTGCAAAGGCAGACTCTCCTAAAGCTGGTTAAT